TCCCCGCCCTTCCTGCCCGCCCCTTGAAACGAGTGCTCCACTTCCGTGTCCGCCGCTCGCACCAGGGCCGGCCCGGTCCAGGCGTGCGTGCCGATCTTGATCTCCGCATTCGGCACGAAGCGCATCGACCCCGCCGGAAGGTCTCGCGGCCACACCCCCGCCCGCCGCAGGTGCCCCAGCACGGGGATGGCCAGATACTTGTGCCCTCGCGGCGTCACCACGCCACCCAACTGTTGGATGCGGGCATAGACCAGGTTGCTGCCCACCACCACGTAGTTCGGCCCGACCTCCATCGCCAGGCTTTTGGACAGCCTGGACGTGCCCGGCCCCCAGTCGTGCTTGCGGCTCCGCAGTTCCCGCTGGGCCTCTCGGCGGATGAACAGCCCGGTCCGCCCCAGCGGGACGCGGGCATCTCGACCCACGCTCGCAAGCCGCTCGATGAGCGCTCGCAGCTTGGCCGCGTCTGCCGGGTCCGGCTGGATGGTGATGGCGATGCTCATTCATTCCCAAGCTCTTGGCTGTCAGCTCTTAGCTGTCAGCCGGTCCGCCGTTTCGGCGTTTCTCACTTCCACTTGCACCACATCCCTCCGCCGCCGGGCGATCATGGCCAGCGTCCCGCCGGTCCGCTCCGCCGACCGCCCGAACAGCCGCCACCCGTTGAACCCCCTGACCCACACCTCGTATTGCGGCGGGCCGGTTTTCGGCGTCTCGGCGTTTCGGTTTTCGGCGTTTCTCACAACCCCTCCATAGCCGACTCGGTGCATATCCTCGTGTGTCCCGTCGCCGTCGCGGCGGCGCCGTCCGCCGTCGCCGAGGCGATCTCGCTCGCCCCCGGAAGCGACACCCGCCCGGCGGCCACGTCTTGCAGCCAGGCGACGGTCGCCTTGTAGGCTTCCTCCACCCGCGGCGGCACCGTCCTGCGCGGCGGGCAGTTCTCCCAGGCCACCTTCTGGGCCAGCCGTAGGACGTGGTACTTGACGGACTGTGCCAGTGTGGTGTCACTCGACACGTCCACCGGCACGGTGTAGCGCTTGGCCACGTACCCGTTGAACAGCCCCTCCGCCGCGTCGACGATCTCCTGGCCCACCGCGTCGTCCGCCGTCACGAACGTCTGCCGGTCGGTCAGGGCCGCGTAGTCCGCCCCGAGCAGGGCCTTCAAGTCGGTGATGGTCGCGTAGCTCATGGCAAGCTCTCCGGGTAGGACCGGCCTCCCGGCCGGTCAGTCCGGCTAACAGCCCTTCCCTCCTCCCGCGCCCGCCGCGGCCCATGTCCAAGCCCGGCGGGCGCTTGCGGGGAGGGTAGCAAGCTCCTCACTTCCGACCGGCCAGTTCCGCTTGCAACTTCTCGATCTCCGCCGCGGCGTCGCCGAAAAGCTGCGTGTCTGTCGGCCCCTTCAGGCCGAGCAGCGCGCAGAGCCGCTGCCGCGGCGACGGCGAGTTGATCGGCCCTTCCGGCCCGAACTTCGCCGTCCGGTTGACCGACGAGCTCATGCCTCGCGGCGGGCCTGCGAGCGTCGGCCTTGGCCGTGGCCCAGGCTTCTTGTCCACAGGGCCGGCCTCTTTCTTCTCTTCGGAACCGGCCTCCTGGCCGGCCCCCTGCGTCTTGTTGGTGTCGTCCATGTGTCACTCCTGCGGCTAATTGTGTTCGACCGCATCCACGGCCCCGAACTCGCTCCGACTCGCGTCAGTTCGAGTAGGTGATTTCGATGGCGTGTTGCCAGTAACCGTAGGCCATGCGGTAGCGGGCCTTCACGCCATACAGGTACTTTCCGGTCTTGAAGGCGTGCTCACTGCCCGCGGCGATGGAGTCAAAACTGATCGGCTCGCGGTCTTGGAAGACAAACGGTCTGACGACGCCGTCTGTCTTGACCAAATAGCTCTTGGTTGCGTCCGCCAGCCATGGCAGGCAGATCACCTTGGCCGCCCCGACCAACACATTGCTGGTGCCACTGACTACGGAGGCGTTCAGCGCCTCGCGTGTGACCCATTCCAGCTCGGGGGGGACGACCATCGCCAGGCCGTTGAGCGAGAGCATCATCGGCTGACCCTGGTCGTCCTTCAGCTTCCGCATCGCCGCGATTGCCGCCTGTACCGCCGCCTTGACCTCGGCGGTGGTCTTGGCCGCCGCCGCCGCCGTCGCCGCCACGAGGTTGGTTTGATTCCCCGACGCCCCGCTGACGTGGGCGGCGTTGAAGAAGGTGACTCCGTCATAGCTGTTGTAGCCCGACGTGGCCCCCAGCCGCAGCAACTCAGAGAGCAGGTAGTCCTTGTGGGTCGCGGCGTACTGGGCTAGTTCGCGCACGCGCAGCACGATCTGCCCAGTCTGGTCGTCCGCCAGCTCGTTGGCGTCGACCTCCAGCGTCGCCTCGTAGTCGAGGTTTTCGACCGAGTAGCTTTCGGTCCGCAGCCCCTTGGCCAGGCGTCCACTGCCCCGCTCCCTCATCTGTGGGACGGACCCCAGCCACTTGTAGCTCTCGCTCTCGGCAGTGCTGGCGATCCGCGTCGCCAGGTCCTGGAAGAATGTCTGTGTGGCGGCGAAGCGACTGAAGAACTCGCTCCGCAGCCCCTTGGTCAAAAGTCCCGTGTCAATTACGGCCATATCATTGTCTCCTCTCGGGCCTCCCCTCTCGGAGAGGCCCGTGTGTTTGGTTTGTCCGGCAGCTAAGAGTTAACGGCTCATAGCTCCTCTCAGGCCGCCATGCCCATCCCGCCGGCCACCCGCAGGTTGCGGAAGATGATCGAGGCGGTCGTGTCGTTGGAGGTCTTCTCCATATTGATGAACGCGGCCAACAGGGCCGTGGAGAGCACGGCGAACGTCGTGGTCGGCAGCACCCGCACTCCGTCAATCCAGAACTCCACCGCCCCGCTCGGGCGGACGATGATCTTGAAGTGCTTGGGTACGTCGGTTGAGCTGTCGTTGTTCTTGGTGGTGTCCACCGCCGCCACGTCGGTGGTGGCGTCGTCGGATTGCGCCAGGATGTCGTCGCTGTTGCCGTCCAGGTGGAAGGCGGCGAGTTGGGCCATGTCGCCGTGGTCGATGTCCGCCTCGCTGTTGGTGGTCAGGGCCGTGCCGAACCCGAAGTCGATGTCCAGGGCGGCGTTGTCGCCGCTATCCGCGACCACCAGGTCGACGTCCAGTGTCACCCCCTTGTCCACTGGAAGCGTGTCATTGCGTTGCCGGCAGGAGGCCAGGGCCACCTCCGCGACGGCGTCGAAGTCGCCCTTGATCCCGCCGTCCTCGGCGTCGTTGCACACCCAGCCGGTTCCCAGGATGCTCTTGAGATCGAAACCGCCCACACAGGAGGTCCCCGCCGTAGCCCCGGTCTCGGTGAAGTTCTCGTGCCCGGTCAGCACCAGCTCGACCGAGCCCTCGCCGGGGTTGGGCTTCTCGCCCGGCTGCCGCAGCCGCACCAGGGCGTAGTTCGTGGCGTGGACCGCCAGGATTCGCCCGACGAAGGCGTCGGGGTGTCCCGTCAGTGCCAGCGTCGCGTCATCCGTGGCATAGACCGCCTTCCCCACGTCCTTCTGGGCCACGCTGGTCAGGGGCAGGACGAAGTCGCCGAGCGTGAACACCCGGCAGCTCACCGCCCCGGCGGTGGTTGTCGCCGTCGCCGCCTCGTAGGCGATTCCGGCGAACTCGTCGCCCGGCACGAATGCCTTGAAGTAGCCCGCCGGGTTCTTCCCGACGTAAGCCCCCTTGTAGATCACCTCGCTGGCCGCGAGGGGAAGGGATCGCAATTCCTGATCGACGAACCTGTCAAGTTCGCGATTTGCTGCAAGTGCTGTCATATCCGTGTCTCCGGGGAGGACAAGCCTCCAGGCTTGCGCTCCGGTTTGTTTCCATCAGTGAGGCCGACGCCCTCGTCGACCTCATCCAGCCGACAGCCAAGAGCCGTCAGCTACCGAGCTTCTTCTCCTCCTCCTCCGTCAGCTTCGCCTTGCCCGCGGCGATCAGCTCGCCGCCGACGAACGACGCCTTGCAGGTGAGCCTTTCGAGCTTCGCCCGGTTCGCGTCGAACTCCGCCGACGCCTTGGCGATGATCGCCTGCCGCTCGCCCGCCCCGTCCGGCGGCGCGCCCGCGTTGGCGGTCTCCCTCCCGTCCTTCGGGGCGATGACCGGCGCGGCCTCCAGGTGCTTCGCGGCCTCGGCCGGGTCGGCCTTGAACACGCCGAGCCACATACCCTTGGTGGCCTCGGTGATCTTGCCCGCCTTCATTCCGCCGGCGATGAAGGCGTCGGCCTTGTTGGCCGACAGCGCCGCCTCCACAGTGTTGAGCCGCTCGACCAGCTTGGCCTGCTCGGCTGCCGGCACGAACTTGGCCGGGTCCACCTCGCGGGCCTTGTTGACCGCCGCGACGATGTCGGCCTCCGGTGCCGTCTCACTGACACCCAGCGCCTTGCACACCGCGACCGACGCCGCCGGCGGCGCCGCCGTGAGCTTGGCCTTGAACCCCGCGACGATGGCTCCCTGATCGGCGCTCGCGGGGACACCGGCCAGCTCACGCAACTGCGTGAGGAACTTCTGCAACTCGTCCATAATTTGCTCCTCTGTCGCGGTGGCCTCCAAATTGAGGAACCATCTCGCGCTGTCAAACTTGGGGTCCATGCTCGTTTCCTTGTTCACGATCGGCGGCATCCCAACGATGCCCGGTTGGTTGACCAGTGCCACGCTCTTGATTGCGATCACCCTGCGGCTCTTCGGGTCGATCCAGCCGGCCCAGGACGGGAAGCGGTAGAGCTTCTTGCGGACGAACTCCGCCCCCGGCTCGGTCCATTCCACTCGGCCGAAGACCCCGACGCCCCTCTCTATTTCGAGCGAATTGATCCAGCCCATCGCCGGGGCCACTCCGGTAGGGCTCGCGTACCGTCCACCCTCCGAGGCGTGCTCGTAGTCGATGACCAGTGGCACGCCCTTGCGGGCGGCGAACGCCTCCATAATCATCCGGGCCGCTTCGTCGTCGACGAGGTGGTCTCCGCCAGCGCCATCGCTCTCAACCTTCCCCCACGGAATCAGCAGCACCCGATCCGGGGGCTCCACCGGCAGCGCCATCCGGTTGAATCCAGTGACAAGATCGCGGCATTCAGTTTCGGCGTCTCGGCGTTTCGGCGTTTCGGCTTTCACTCCGCCACCTCCCAATCATTCGTCCTCGCGTAGTTCTCGAACGCCGCTCGAAGCGGCTCCGGAAACCGCGCCAGGTCCACCGGCTCCAGGTTCGTGTACTGGCCGGGGTCCCACTTGAATCCGCTCTGCCGCGACCGCTCGGCGTCCAATGCCGGGTTGGCCACGTCCGCCGAGTCCCCGATCTCGCCCGGCAGGGCCTCACCCTCGAAGACCGGCTCCTCCTCGCAGTCGCACCAGAAGTGCAGCGGCGGATAGTAGCGCCGGTCCGACATGCGAAAGACCTTGCCGATCAGCGGCTGGCAGATCGGGCAGCTCTCGCCCGTCGAGACGAACCGCCAGCTCTCCACGCCGTAGTCGGTGTACTCCCCGAGCCGCCCGGCCGCGTGGGCCATCGCGAAGTTCTGGAAGTGGACCACCGATGCGTGCCACGGGTTCTCGCCCGTCCAGCCCCGCTGCTCGGCCGTCTGCGGCAGTGCCAGCCTAAAGTCACGCGCCGTCTCGCCCCGCTCGACGGAGGCGGTGAGCGCCGCGTGGATGTCGGCGAGCATCTGCATGTTCCAGATGCCGGCGACGCGGAACGCCCGCGACCTGGCCTGCGCGTCCAGACTCTCGAACTGTTCCGGCGTCAGCTTGAGCCGGTCGCGAAGCATGACGATGGCCTCGACGAACGGCAGCGCCGGAAAGTCAATCCGCTCCGCGTGAGCCGACATCACCGCCCGGCTGTTTCGGCGTCTCGGCCTTTCGGCGTCTCGGCGTCTCGGCGTCTCGGCGTTTCGGCTTTCAATCTTCCCCCTCGCCTCGGCCATCCCCGCGAGCCTGCCCGCCAGGATGAACTGCCGCTGGAGTTCCGCCAGGTCCTCGATCGGCAGTGTGTCGATCATCCCCGGTAACTCCTCCGGGTAGGACAACGGGGATGACGACGGGGAGGACAATGGGTAGGACAAGGCTCCCGCCTTGTCCCTCTCCCTGCGTTCGATCATCCCCTGCACGGCCGCGATCACATTCTGCGAGTGTGCCGTGGACGCGAACACCGCCGCGACGATCCACGCCGAGAGCCTGCCGATCGCCGACCCCCGCTTGGCGATGGTGCTCAGCGCCGAGTGTGCCGACAGTCGCCCCTCTTCCTGACACCCGCACGGCGTGGCGTCTCCGTGTGTGGCGCCGGCCAATAGCCGGTGCTCACCCCTCTGGCTGAAAGCCGACGGCTGAAAGCCGACCGCTCTCCCCGCCAGCGCCGCCTCCCGGTCCGCCTCCTCCACCAGCGGCACGCCCAGCTCCGTCTCGACCACCGAGGCCGGCACCTCCGCCCCGAGTTCATTCACCGCCGTCGAGATCAGCAGGGCCTGCGCCTGCCTGTCCTTGGCCTCCTCGATCACCCGGCCGAAGAGCGGCGCGTAGCGCCGGCCGTCCTCGCCGAACTTCATCACGCACAGCGGCACGAGTAGTTGCTCGCGGACCGTCGTCCCCTCGCCGCGGATGTCCGCCGCCAAGAGGTCGCCGCGAACCTCGTCATGCACCTTGGCCGCGGCGAACGCCCCGCCGGTCTCGCCGACCTGTGTGGTCAGGCTGGCCCCCAGGAACTCGACGGCGAACTCCTGATCGACGAACGCCGCCATCCGCTCGTGCGGCCACTCACCGGAGGTTGATCCCTTCATCGCCTCCAACAGCTCGACCTCCGAGCCCACCGGGAAGATGCCCCCCCGGTTGATCCCCATCGTGCGGATCATGTCCAGCATGGCCGTCTTCTCCGCCGAGGTCGCGGAGGGAGAGTATTTGCCGATGGTGATCGGCATCCCGAACAGTTCCAGGGCGATCAGCCACCAGCGCAGCCCCAGGTGCTTGGCCAGATATCCGAAGGTGCTGGCCCGCAGGAGCCCCCCGCGGAAGCGGTTGCCCCCGATGGTGTCAGGGTTATGGCACAGGAACTTGCCCGCCGGGAACTCGTCCGCCGGCAGCCCGTCCCAGCCGCTCTCCAGTGTGCGGATTCGCAGTCGCGACAGGTCGCGCGAGTCTCCGGAGAGTTGATCCACGCCCACCGTCCAGGCCGCGACCGGCGACTGCCCGTCGTACTCCATCTCGACCACGCTGATCCCCCGCCCGATGGCCTCGGCCAGGTGGTTGATGGCCGCGTCCAGCCCGGCGATGTCCGCCAGCGCCTCGCGGCAATAGTCGCAGACCGCCTCCGCCCGCTTGGGGTCCAGCCGCGGGTCGCGCGTTTGGGCGGTGGCCGGCTGGAGCTGCCAATCCAGGCCGGTGAGGGCCAGTCGTCGCGTCCGCCAGACGGAGGCCAGCCGGCCGTCCGTCTCCAGCATCCTATTGAACAGCTCGTCCTGGTCGGCGGGATATCCCTCCGCCGCCGTGCGAAGGACGGACTTGATCCGCTCGGGGGTGATCTCCCCCAGCCACATGGCCCCATACTCGTCATGCTCGCGCGTGATCCGCCCGACCTCCGGGCGCTGTGTTTTTGGGGAGGCCGCGCGATGCGCGGTCTTGCCCCGGCGTGTGGCTGACCGCTGACGGCTGACCGCTGACCGCTTCTTCATCACCAGATCACCCCTCCCGCCGCCACGCACTTGCCCGCCGGCAGGTACTCGAACGGCACGTGCGCCTGCCCGCTGCCCGCGTGCAGCGCCAGTGCCAGCGACCAGAACCGATCGCTGTGCCCGGCATCATCCCGCTCCCCCTCGAAGCGAATCGCCCCCGTCGCCGTGACGCCCTTGCGGGCCTTGTGTTGATCCTCGGTCAGGTCGGCGTCGTCCGCGGCGTTCCGCTCGCTGCGGGCCT